ACGCAATCATGGGAGTGTATGAAGGAACTCGCTTAGCACAGCAGGAACTTTATGGCGAGATGCTTTCAGATGTTGAAGGAGCTCTTTGGACGATAGAGCTTATTGACAAAGGCCGTGAAACACAGCTTCCAATAGGAGCTCCACTACGTTGTATTGGCGTTGACCCGTCAGTTGCAGAGAATCCACGTGACGAGTGTGGAATCATTGTTGTTGCATCAACTGGCGAGCGCGATTTATATAAGCGTAACTCCTGGGTCCTAGAGGATGCAACAGTTCACGGATCACCCGATGTGTGGGCAAACAAGGTTGTTGCCATGGCGCGTAAGTGGGGTTGCCCTGTTATTGCCGAGGTTAACCAAGGTGGAGCACTTGTTAGAAACGCAATTAACACGATTGATCCAAACATAAAGGTTTTAGAGGTTCATTCAAAGCATGGAAAAGCACTTCGTGCAGAGCCAGTAACATTAGCCTACGAGCAAAATCGCGTTCATCATGTTAATTATCTTCCAGAGCTTGAAAGTCAGATGTGTGCCTGGATTCCAGGTGAAGGCAAGTCTCCAGATCGCGTTGACGCGTTAGTTCACGCATTAACTGCGCTTCTTATTAAACCTCCGCAAGGATTCCTTGGAGGACACATTAAGGCAAAGTCCCTGGCGTCTCGTAAGCTTCCCGCGTTTCGCGGAGGTAGAGGGTCAGGTGGATTTCGTGTTCGATAAAAATACGATGAAACCAATGTACACTTGTACACAAAACAACGAGCGCATGTTAGGGTATCTAATATGACAGCTCCACTTTTGCCAAGGCATGAGAGAGATCTACTTACTGCACTTTCAAAGGAGGCACTTTGGTTTCGGGTGCAGGAGCTCGTTAATGCTGGCTGGTCATATCAGTCAATAGCAAATGTGTTTGATCCTGTCAAGACAAGATCCACAATTCGCTCCTGGGCCGTCAAAAATGTAAGAACGCAGGAATCTTTTGGAGCAGTACCTCGCCCTCCCATGAAGACACCTCGCCTGAGACGTATACGTCCCAAAAGCCCTGGTATTCCTCATGATGAGCAATTGCGTATTGCCCGTCTTTCACCGCTGGCACGACGCTATCGCGCTCGCACTTCTCCGTCTGCGGCCTCATACAATGCAAATCACGAGCTTTCCCAAATCGCCAAGGACCTCTATCTTAAAGGAGTCACGGTCTCAGAGCTCGCCCGCGTCTCAGGCGTTACCTATCGAGCAATGAAACGTAGAGTAGATCGGGCGCTCACAGTATGAAGATTATCCATGATTTTTTCCCCTCCACGGTTGTTGCGGTTCCTCCTGATGTTATTGAAAACTTTACAACAGTTACTACGTCTACCCAAACTCCAAAAGGCGGACGCTACCTCGAGAGGGTACGAACAATCGTGATGCAGGACGATACAAGCAAGATCTTAGTTGTTGCCGCGGATCATTCAGACGGACCGCGCATGATTTTTTCAGAAAGACTCGCGGACCTAAACTGGTCCGGAGATAAATCACAGGATTCCCAGGCGCTTACCCAGTCAGGGAAGATCATCGCGTTCAAACATGTGCAAGGATGTACCTGCGGCAGTCGCCTTCGGTCATTTAGCCCGTATCGAACCATGGACTCAATAAAGGACCCAACCGAATGAACCTATATGAAGTAGATAATATCTCCGCGCTACACTTTGTTGTACTCGCGCTTATGGTTTACCGTCTCACCCGCTTCTTCATCGCCGATACTCTCTTTGAACCAGTTCGCGACTGGATCTTCTCCAAGAAGCCTCCGCATACGAGCGCTCTCGGATACCTGTTCACATGCGAGTGGTGCATATCACTTTGGATCGCACTTCCAACCATGCTCTTTTATGCTCTTTTTCCAAGTACCACGTTCCTCATAGGGTGTATATTTGCCCTGTCTGCGCTAGCAGGCTTATTAACCGCACGCCTGGATAAATAACATGCGTTCCGTTATCGCAAGTGACAAGGAGTAACATAGGCCGTGGCAATTTTTCGTCGCGAGGAAAATCCTCCTCGTAATCAAAGACCACAACGCAATGTAACTACTCCAGTTGTCATCTCGGATATCTCATATGCACAGGCACTTCCCTATTCTGCACCGCGTCCAATTACCGCGGCGGCAGTTCAAATCGCAATTAACGATAAGGGTGAGGTTGAAAGATTTAAGCAACGCCGCACAGGCGGATCCTCTGACTGGCAGAGTGAGGCGTGGGAGTACTACGACGCCATCGGTGAAGTCAAATATGCTTTTAACTTAGTTGCATCTGTTGTCTCACGTATTCGTCTTTATGCAGCCGCGGTTGATAATCCCGCGGAGTCGCCTGTCCCTGTTCACAACAGCGATGTTGTTGATCAGCGATTAGCCTCTGCAGCAGAGCGCGCATTAGCGCGATTAGACTCTGCCTACGGCGGACAGGCTGGACTATTACGAGACGCTGCCCTAAACCTATCGGTTTCAGGCGAGTGTTATCTCGTTCAGTTTCCCGAGCGTAAAGGACACGGAGTTCCAGAGTCATGGGACATTCGCTCAACAGACGAGTTGCAGGTTGACGCAAAGAACCAATATCTTATAATTCCACGACGTGACGTCGTAACATCAGGTGGCAAGAACGCAGCCGCCGCACTTAAGCTTCCCAACACAAGCTTCGTTGGACGTATCTGGAGAGCACATCCACGTTACTCCGAGGAAGCTGATTCGAGTATGCGCGGTCTTCTAGATCTCTGCGCAGAGCTTCTTCTCCTCAACAGAACGTTCCGCGCAACTGCACGCTCGCGTCTCAACGCTGGTGCCTTGTACTTGCCAGATGGACTTTCTGTTGCCGCAAGCCCAGATCCTGACTACCCTTACGATGACGAAAATAACCTGTCACCGGAGATGACTGCCGAGGAGGCAGCCGACGAGTTTGAGGATCAACTCATTGATGCAATGACAACTCCGATTCGCGATGAGGACTCTGCGAGTGCAGTTGTTCCACTTATAATTCGCGGACCTGCGGAGCTTGGTGATCGCATTAAGCAGTTCAAGTTTGAAAGATCCTTTGACCCATCTCTTGCGCAACGTGCAGATCGCGTGTTAGAGCGTATTCTTCAGGGACTAGACGTTCCAAAGGATATTGTTACTGGTCTAGCAAACGTTAAGTATTCAAACGCCCTACAAATTGACGAGGCACTTTATAAGGCACATATCGAGCCATTGATGCTTATCATCGTTGATGCGTTGACTATCATGTACCTTAGACCTGCGCTCATCTCTGCAGGTTTTCGTGAGGATGAAGTTAAGCGCCTTTGCATCTGGTATGACCCATCACAGGTTGCAACACGCAATGACAGAGCTGCCGACGCAGACTCCGGATTTGATCGTATGGCAATTTCGTATGATACCTGGAGACGCGCTCACGGTTTTGCGACGTCTGATGCGCCAGATCCTAAGGAGGTTGCACTTCGACTTCTTGTTGAAAAGGGTTCAATATCTCCAGAGCTTACACAGAGCATGATTAACGCGATTGCGCCAGACATCATGGAAAAAGTTCGTGAGGTACAACAGGCCGAGTCCGTTGCGCCAGTTCCTCCTGAGATTGAGCAAATTTTAAGTCAAGCTTCAAATCCATCCCCAGCTACGCAGGAGACAGAGCCAAGTGAACAACAACCACAACAATAATGACGCGGCCCAGGAGGCAGCAGATCTACTGTTGCGTATGGCAGATCTTTATGCAAAGTTAAATGGAAACAAGCATGATGTTATGAAGCCAACCTCACAGGAGATTCAAGAGGTTGCTGATCCATCAATGGAAAACTTTATCTATGGAACTGAAGGCTGCCCTCTTTGTGGTGACGCAGGTTGTGCATGTGAAAATTGCCCGTCTGGAGAATGTCCTTGCCCAATTACGTGTATGTGCGCTGTTCGCCTTGATGCAATTGGCGTTGACGGTGATGAGTATGAATACGATGATCATTACGACGACGAGAAGGAACTTTACGACACCTTTAAGATTGAGCAGGAGGACGCACTTCTCGCCGCAGGTATCGTTGTTGCCGAAGAGCAGGATCTTGCAAACGCACTTATTCAGATTACTGAAAAGTATGGAAAGTTTAACTCTGATGATACAGGTGTTTGGGCAGGATATGAATCTGCCGAGAA